TTTATAGATACAATACACCACTTGGATGCAATATGCAATACCTATTTTTGCATATCAGTCATGACTAGACCGCATACCTACTTAGGTTGACTATGCATCTTTGGCATATGGGTACCACATGTGTGTCTGTAACCACTCTCAGTTGGTATTCCACATGAGATTTCATCGTAACAATCTGGCTCATCACACAATCCAAGATAAGGCTTTAACTTATCATAATTGTTTTCTTTTGCTACTTTAATAAGTTCATCTTTAGTGTTAAGATCAAACTCATTAGAGATTTCCATACCACCGGCTTCATACAATGGAACATATGCATCTAAGTTGAATCCTAACCGCTGATAGATAAGATAGCGGAATGATCCACCTTCTCTGGCATGGTTAACAATGTTTTCCATAACCCATGCAGTGACTGCCAACTTAGTATCATAGTCACACTTTTCTACCAGTTCATCCATATTCATATCACTTATCTTTCTTTAGTTTGACAAGTTTCATTCTATAATTGTTGACTTTTGGAAAAGATGCTAAGTCAACATTGGGTCTTAGTATAAGTTTATTATGAGCATCTGTCAACCCTAAATTTCGTCGGATTTTTATCTGGTCTGGATTCATGTCCCGTTCATTCTTCTGGAACACTGTATAGTCCACATAGTGATGCCAACGACCATATCTCCATACAACCTTAGCAACATCTGGATGCATGTCTACAAGCATTTGAGATTTGTTGACAGTGCCGGTAGCATTTAACTGTCCATCTCTCCACTTAGTCTTATCAAGATCACCTTCGGCATGATAAAACTCACTTGTATTACCACCTTTTACTGTTTGTGTTGCTGCTTTACCTTGAAGGAATGCATTGAATTGGATAGTACAATCACCATCTTTGAGAACTCGGAGACAGATATCAGTATCTTCATTATATCTACCACGCCAACGATGTTTACAATCATTAGAGATTAGCAAACATGAGTAGATTCGAGTATTAGCAACAAATGGTGGATAGTATTGGTTTGGTGCAATAAAGAATCTATATTGGAATCCTGAGATAGGAACATTCTCAAATCTATCAACAAAGTCTTCTGCTGCTTTGAAGATAATACCCGACTCAACACGGATACGTTCGTTCATATTCAATCGATAGAAATCTTGAATATTATCATCACAAATCCAATGTTTCTTTGCTCCAATAGAGATAGCATGATCCCAGGCATAGTTTCGTGCTCTACCTGGACCATCACCATGATTTGAGAATGGTGCTATGACTAGTGTAACAAAAGCTCTTGTTCCAAATTTATCAAGAGATTTGTCATATGATTCAAAGTCTTGTGGTTCAATAATGATATAGTGTGGAACTTTCATTCGTGCTAAAGATCGTGAAGTATATGAGGTATCAGCACGACCTTTAGACACTATGTAAACGGGATGTGTAGGATTTGTCATTCTTCAAAATATCTCTTTAGTGAATTTTCATCTTTGTCTAAATGAGGATACCACATACTCTTTGTTTTATCTGTTATAACTTGTTCATTATCAAATGTCTTATACTTACTAACAAATTCACGAAAATCTTTTTCTGTTCTAAAGTGCAGATAGATTGTCTTGAATGTTTTCTTTTCTTCTTGAACAAATTCTGGCATCCCTACCCAATACTTATCTTTGGGATCTTTCTCCTCTACAACATCAATAGGTAGAGTTGATGTTTCTACCAACTCTACCTTCTTATTCAGAAAATTATCATATTCAGTGGTTTCTTTGACCATACTATTTCCTCAATGTTTTGATTCTCTCATCATGATTCTTATAGACATACTGTTTACCATCTTTAGGAGCATTGTATTCATTACCAAACTCTTTAGAATCAGGTAATAGTAGGTCTTCAAAATCATCACATGAGTTGAGGACAGTTCTCACTCTTGCCCTCTCTCGTTTGTGTTCCTGGATTTTATATGGCTTGTCACTTTCTGCCATAGTGTATCCAGTGATTGCATTTCGTTTATAGGATCGTGACATATTTTCTCCTATTTGAACAGTTTCTCATACAAGCATTTGATCTTATTTAACTCTGGATGTTTATGAATCCACATACCAGTATCAGCTTCAAACACATTAGAAAAGAACTCATCTAACCTCTTGTTACCTGTTTTGACTTTAGTATCTATATGTCTTGATAGACTGTCATATTCACCATCTGACATAATAGAATGACTGCAAAACTCATACGAGTATGCAGCCAAAGATAGTCTGATTCGGTTCCTTCGCTCTTGTTCAATCTTAGTTCCCCAAGACACTGAAATTTCTCACTTTCTGGAATCGATAAACTCGTTGGAACTTGTCTATCAACTGATCTTTGTGACTTATAATAAACGTGTTTGTGTCACTTGTCAAGTCAAAAATAATCTTGAGGAACTCATCGGTACCATTAGTATCCAAAGAACTATCAAAGATTTCATCAAAGAATAGTAAGTTACAGTGAACACTATTCTTCATCTTTGCTACAGTCCTCCAAGTAAACAGAATGGCTAAGTCTATCCTCATCTTCTCACCCTCAGAGAAGTTGTTGTATGAGAAAGTATCCCTATGTCTAGACTTGATGGTTTCTTCAAAGTTCTCATCAATATTAAAGTTTACAAAGAACCCCATTTGCTGGAGATACTTGTTGATAGACTTATTAATTACTGGAAGATACTGCTTGATAATCTTAGTTTTGATTCCACCATCTTTCAATAGAGATATAGCAGTCTCAATATACTTCTTCTCATCAAGAAGTTCCATCTTTAGACTTTGTTCTTTTTGAAGATTACTTTGGACATCTTCAAGTGCTTTAGTATTAGATTGAAGAAGACTATCAGAGTTACTAATAGTATTCATTTGATCTTGTATATCTTTGATAAGATTCTTATGATTACTAATCTTAGTCTTCTTTACTTCAATCTCTTTATTGATTTCGGCATAAGTTTCTAAGTTCTTTTCTGCCTTTGCTATATTATCCAACACACTATCAAGTTGTAGATTGATCTTCATTAGTCCATCAGTCAAGTCTTGGACTTTTTGTGATAGTTTAGATGTCTCTGTTTGTCTTACAGATACATTGATTGCTTGATAACATGTTGGACAGTTATCAGTATCAGTGAAGAATTGGATAGTATCTTTGGTTCTTTGATAGTTGGAAGTTATTCCAGTCTTTAGTTTAACCAATTGAATATGCTTAGATTTTAGTTTTTTAATATCGATGTCTTTGATTAGATCATCTTTTTGTTCTTCCAACTTTACAATCTCAGCATTCCATGCATTGATATCTTGTTCATATCCAATGATCTGCTTTGTATAGTCTGTTATTTTATCTTGATTTGCTTTTTGGAGATTGACTATAGTCTTCTCAATAAACATCTTCTGGCTTTCAATGCCAGCAATACATATTTTATTCTTATCTAGTTCTTCTTTGTTTGTTTGATATCTCTGTTTAGCAATAGTATTCATAACAGAGAAAACTTGAATGTCCAATAAGTCTTCAATAACAACCCGTCTATCTGCAGGAGAAAGTTGCATGAATGGAGTAAAAGATGCAGATCCAAGAATAACAATCTGTGTAAAAGATTTGTAGTTCATCTTTAATATGAACTGTTCCAAATATTCTTGATAGTCTTTGGATGATGAATCTTGATTGATCAGAATACCATCACAATGAATCTCAAAGATAGCAGGTTTGATTCCACGAACTACTTTATATGTTTTATTGTTTGTCTGGAATTCTACTTCAACTACACACTTTTTTTCATTGATACTATTGACAAGAAGTGGTTTGTTGATGTTTCGGAATGCTTTACCAAAGAGAACAAAGCATAGTGCATCAAGAATAGTAGATTTACCTGCACCATTATCACCAATGATAAGAGCATTCCTAGTATCATTGAGTTTAATCTCGGTAAAAGTATTGCCCGTCGAGAGAAAATTCATCCATTTGATTGATCTGAAGGTAATAATGGTGCACCTCTATGATATGTAATATTTTCAGTTGCTTTTATATCTTTATTCAACCATGTCCAACATTCACCAGTATCATTTTGAAAAACAACCCAAAGTAAATCGTGTTCTAATCCATAATCAATAAGAAAATGTGCTATGCCTTTCCCTCTAGGAGTTATCAATGGTAGTGGTGGATTTAACTGAACTATCATTCTACATGTTTCAATGAAATTGCTTCGGAATATATATCTTTCATATACGTCTTCATTTTATCATTGTTTACAGATAATGTCAACCCACCAATGTATCCATCAAGAATATCAGAGGTATTCTGTGACTCATCTATTTCACTATTCTCATCATTCTCAGTGAATGTACTAATATCTTCTAGAATAGTTATATCAACAGGACCAACTTTATATATCTTATCTAATAACATATCAAATGCATATGAATTCTCACGATTGACACAGATAACTTTTACGTAAGTATCTTTGAGATATGAATAGTCAGTTTTCTTGATATGTTCTAGGATGTCTGGTGTCTTAACATCATCATAAGATACCATACGGAACATTGAATGTGGATTTCTAATCAATTCAAAATGTCGTGTGTTTGTATCAAAGAATGTGAATCCTCGAGGATCATTATAATCTGACCATGTATATTCAGCAAATGCACCTAGATAATGGATATTTCCTTGAGATGACTTATGATGATAGTGACCAGAAAAAACTAGATCAAACTTATCAAAAGTACTTTTATCGTCACCATGGTCTGAAACTGTTCCACTATGTAACTCAAATCCTTTGATATCGAAATGACCCATTAACAGATCAGCAGATGTTTCCTTGATCTGTTTATAACTCATCTCTTTGTTACTATCAGTGATCCATGGAATCAATTGAACTTCAACACCATCATATGAGAGTTTCACTGGTTCATCATGAACATGGATATTCTTATATCGATTACCTACGATTTCTCTTAAAGAGTTTACCATATGTGTATCTTTATAGTACATATCATGATTACCAGTGATAATATGAGTTTCAATACCTTTCTTATCCAGAGATTCAAGGAAGTACTCTCGGCATGTCTTAGCTGTTACAAAGTTGAGGTATTTTCTTCTATCAAAAAGATCACCTAGATGGATAACATGTGTGATTCTCAACATCTCTACTTGTTGAAAGAACCACTCTAAGGATTTCTTGAAGTAAGAAAGGAAAACTGGACTATCATTTCTAATTCCAAAAGTGTGTATCAGTTATAATAGCTATTTGTGCCATCACTGAGTCTCCTTTCCGATAAGGGGTTTATATTGGTAGTTCTTTGGTATAGGTTTTATAATTTATATCGTTTCTCATGCTCTCTTCTTTTTACTTTTCTCAGTTGATGTAGCTAGGAATGATTCATTATCATACTTTCGAATTGCTGCATCGATAGCAGTCCGAATGCTTTCTAGTCGGAATCTGTAGTTGCCTCTTAGATGTACATTATCTTTAGGATTCAACATGTTATCGATGATAGATTGCACTTGAAAGGGTACCATATTGTTGTCTTTAATTGCCATTGTATTAGTCCTTATAAAACTTATCTAGTCCTTCTTTAGCTTGCTTTCTCTTTTCTTTTCGTACTTTCTCTTTTTGTTCAAACTTATCTATAAAGTGATTGATGTTATCATACATACTTTTAGTTGCTATAGGTTGATCATTCTCATCTAATAAATGATTCTCTATCTGATCTAACGTTATAGTCTCTTGAAAATTCCTATAGATTGTATATCTGTTCTTTTCCTCTTTGTTTATACGTCTAAGGAAAGCATAGTATATAATCTGTGTGAAGTAAGCAAATGGATTTTGTCCTATTTGTGGATTATAGTCTTTGAAGTAAAGGATACAGTTTTCATATCCATCTGCTATCATCTCATCACGATAGGAATAGTTAACAAAGCATGGTTTTGTGGATAGTTTCTCTGCTATCTTGAAGATGCACTCACCAATATACTCTGGTATTCGGGGTTCGTCAAGACCTTTTTTCTTTGCCTCATCTACACTTGCCTTATATAGAAGGATTTCTTGGTAGAACTTCTTATTGTCCACATAGTTTATTGGTTTCTTAGGTGTTTTCATGCATTTTCCTCTTGACAAGTGCTTGACAGAGTGATATAAAGGCTATGTAGCCGTTTCAATGAATCATTAGTTATACATTAGTTAGTGACTTGAGTTTCTTCATTATATTTTTCCTTACACTTCTCTCCATGCCATCTATTGTGTTGTCCTTTACCCATAGTTTTATTGCAATATATACACTGAGTCAACATTTGAGTAGGATGTTTACCTTCTTTTAAATTTTTAAGATTATTATTTGGTCCTAATAAATGATGAGTACCAGCAAGTATTCTATCTTTTTGAACTTTTCTTTGAAAATTACTATCTAAAAAATTATGAGTTCCATTTTTTATTCTTTGTTCATTGACTTTTGATCCTAACCATGGATGAGTACCATTTTCCACACTTAATTTAGCCAATTGACTTGCTTTTTGTGATATTTCTTCTTTACTTTGAATCATTCTATTCAAAATACGAAAGGCTGCTCCATATTCTTTTTGTTGAATATGAATTCTATAATGTTCTTCTATTGAGACTGCTCTTAGATTAGATAGATCATTA